TCAACAGCAGCCTTACTCCAATTCGTTGCCCGGCACGATGGGCAAGCCTTAGGCAATCCAGCAACCTTGCTTATCCAATCATTACCGCACTTGTCACACTTGCACCGGCCAGGCTCTAGCAACCCCTCAGGGTCGAATGGATCGACACCACCCCACTTCACCCGCTTGCACTTGGGGCATTGCACCGGGACCGTCTCAGCAGACCGCGACACCCAAGAACCGCCGCACCATGCACAGGTACACGGCACGCCAACCGTCACACTCGGCACCGCCGCTGCAGCAACCCGCACCACCGGGGCAGACAGCAGCCGCCCCGTGCTATTATGTAGCCCGTCCCAATCTTTCCGCTTGCACCTTTTGCACTGGACAGGATGTCCCGGTTTATTACTATTCCACTCCATCCCGCACTTTAAACACTTGTATGACTGAGTTGCCATGTGGTACCCCTTTACCGTAGTTATTATGAAACTCTGATACGACGTAGTAACACAGATTTCTACTGACTACAACAGCAACAAGCATTTATTTTCACACGCCTCACAGCGGCCAGCAGCCGACGCTGTAACTACCTGTAATTACGTCACCGGCCACCCCGTTACTCCATATGCTATTCCAACCATGATAGAGTAGCGGGAAATCAATAATTTCAGTCACTTAACCCTTCTCTATTTTAATCCCTTTACTTTCTATTAGTTAATGTATAGTGGTGATGATAAAAGATAAATATGTGATGTTATTACTGTATTATATAATAGAATAATAGATTCAATATTTATCTTTTATCACTAATTACATAGGCGATATGGAGCGCGCCACTGGGATTCAGATTTATTCAATGAAATCAACAACCCCAGAACGATTACAGGAAAATACAGCCATTGGGAGTTCTGGCCACCGCTCACCTCGTCACACGGCCAGGCAGCGCCGCATGTGATCATGCCTCTTGACACACGGCACACCCATGCGTTATTATCCCGCGAGGCAAATAGTCAGTGAGTACATTTTCAACACACCAGTGAGTAAAAGGAATACTCAGTTATGGAAGACTTTGATCCAGAAGGGATTTTTGCAGCAGCGGCAGCGCCGAGTGTGACAGCCACACCCACAGCAAGGACGTATATCACGAAGCGCGGGAACACCGCCACGGTACCAGGCAAACCCAAGGGAACATTGACGCATAGGACTAGAAAGGCGATCAAACTTGTGGTAGATCATGGAGTTGAGCCGAAAGACGCCTATAATCTGGTACATAACAAAGAGCCATCCGCAGCAGCGGTATCTATTCTAAAGGCTCATTGTTCAGAATACTCCTTGCACACGGTCGAAATGCAGCGTCTGGCCGGGTCCGTGGTCAAAAATGCACTCAAGGGAAAACCCCTCAAAACGAGCCGCCTGATCATCGACAAAGCGACCGGACGGCCAGTCATGAGGGAAGACGACCCGACGCAACCCCTTGAATACATTGAGAAGGTCTACCCCAGTCACACGAACATGCTAGCCGCCGCCTCAATGGTCCAGGATCGAGTTGACCCAATAGTCAGGCAGAACATTAATTTGAACGGAAATTTGGCCGATTACCTTCCGTTTGAGCTGGATCGGTATAAATGACGGGCATCTGGCCAGGTGATCGAGGGGGCGATTGGTAAGTAGATCAATAACTTAGGGGCATTTTACAAGGCATTGTATCAATGAACCATCGCCCATTGATCTACCGTATGTTGTGTTTGGTATCGTGAACCCGCATGGATAGGCGATCTAGCTCCAGCAACCGGGGAGCCAGGCTGGAAATTCTGTGCATTCCGCCAGGGAGGGGGAGCCATGACCCCTTTTGCGGCTCGTTGAGTAAAGGCCGCCACCCACCTGACAGGGTGCGTACAAAAATTTACAAATCGGTTAAATGAGTCATTGACAGGCGTATCAATGATATAGTATTCTCCTGGTATCAAATCACAGGAGGACACACCGATGACAGTCTACGGGTATGGAAGGGTCTCAACCGCAGCACAGCACCTTGACGCACAGATCGAACAGCTCACAGCGGCAGGATGTCAACACATCTACAAGGAGAAGGTCAGCGGGGCCAAGGATGACCGACCCGAACTGACCACACTCATGGGCAGGCTCACCAAGGGCGATGTACTGGTCATCTGCAAGATTGACCGCATAGCTCGCAGCACACAGCACCTACTGACCATCGTAGAGGACTTGACCAAGCGAGGTGTGACCTTCCGCATTCTCAATGTGAATATCGACACCAGCACCCCCACAGGTAAGGTGATGCTGACGGTACTCGGTGCCATCGCCCAATTTGAGCGGGAGATGATGCTGGAGCGGCAGCGTGACGGTATCATTCGGGCACAATCCGAGAAGCGGTACAAAGGCCGCCACCCGAGCGCCAGGAACCAAACCGAACAGGTGATGGCTCTACTCGACATGGGATTTACACGGCTGGCCGCAGCACGCCAGTTGGGTATCGGATCGGCGTCGGTGTACCGGATACTGCGCCAGCAGAAGGCTGGTGTGAAATGAGAGAGATACCACTAGGTAGAGGGTACACCGCTCTGGTTGACGATGAGGATTATGAGCGGTTGTCACAGTTCAGATGGTACGTCTACGACCATCGGGAGAGTAGATCAGCATACGCCCGCCGGGTGTCGCTTGGAAAAATGGCTGATAAGAAGCATGTGGCTATGCACAGAGAGATAATGGGTTTTCCTGATGGTCCGGTTGACCACATTAACGGAAACGGACTGGACAACAGACGTTGTAACCTGCGGTTGAGTACTTATTCAGGTAATAGCCAGAACAGACGACCCAATCAGAAGCCAACATCGTCAGGTTACAAAGGTGTATGGTGGCGTAAAAGAGACAAAAAATGGGAGGCACGTATATATGCTGGTGGGGTAGAGCATAGATTGGGTTATTTTACTGATGTAGTTGAAGCAGCCAAAGTGTACAACGACGCTGCTATCCGACTACATGGTGAATTTGCTAAATTGAACGATTTGTTTGATCCAGCCGGGTTGATTGCACTCGATGAATGCATTGCTACACCGAAGATGGGTAAACCCACAGGATCAAAAGTCATGGGTCGCCCAAAAATCGTTCGACCAGATGGTTGGATGCGACCGAATAAGCCACGTAAACCTAGAAGGGTGCAACTCGACGCGATCAGAGCGATGTTGGATGCTGGTGTGTCGAGGAAAGATACCGCCATTTTGCTTGGTATCAGCCTAACGTCCGTATACACTGCGTTGAAGGGAGCCACCAATGCCCCCACGTAAACCCACCTACACGACCGCCAAGGCCACTGGCGGCATGACCCACGTCATGGGCGTCTCTCACACCCGCATCCAGCAGATCGAGCGGGAGGCTATTGGCAAGATACGGCGGGGGTTGGCCGGTATGGACCTGATCCCCGATGAGTCGCGCCTGGACCCGGTGATTTACGCTTGACCAGGCAGGGTGCAATAACCCCTTGACATAGCCCTCACACACGGGCATAGTATTGCCGCGCAGGGCAACAGCACACGGAGGTGTGACCATGACACAGCGACAGCAGCGAATGATAACACTCAGCAGGTTGTTCACGATCCCGTGCTGGTATCTAGCACCCCATCGCGCTATACCAGTGGATTTCGACAAACCGTTCACCGCCGTATGGCGGCCAGCGGAGGTGTGACCATGAAGCAACAGGTGAAGTCACCAGCCAAGCGGGGCACGATCCCCATCACCACAGTGTGTAGGGCTGTAGCTCAGGTGCTGCACGACCGTCAGTCCAGCAAAGCCGCCAAGGTGGCCGATGGGTTGGACCTCACTCAGCGCCGTGGCTAAGCGACCACCCGCTCCCATCACTCAACTCCGCTTCCACGGCATCCAGATCAAGTCGCTTGAGTGCTTCAAAGCATTCGCGGCCAGTGTGTCGGACATCGAGGAACGCTGCGGGGTGCATGAGGTCGAGATAACCCTCAGCCAGATATTTTTCTGCCCCTGGATCGACGTGGAGCAGTGCCGCAGCACCCACATGGAACGCCTGCTGATCGGGCTGATTGAACGACTGGACACGGGGAGGTAGCATGGGATACTGGTGCGTCTGGTGTAACCGCGAGATACAGTGTGTCGATGGGTTAGTTGTCCACGATGACGTTTACCATCCCGCCGATTTCGTGTACGACAGCGACGAGGTTGCTGTACAGTGACATACCGCGATGCCATAGAGTCGATCATCACACTAGCCATCACGACGGTATGCCCATTCGTCCGGCGCATCATTGTCGAGGAAGTGTTGAACATACTGGATGAGACCCCGTGTGACAATACCGCTTGACATACGCACCACACAGCGTTAATGTGTTTGCGCTCCTACCTTTAGCGGGGGAAAATCTGGCACCACACCAGACCGGAGCGCGAAGTTTATAAAACTGCTATTAGCTCAATTTGGTAGAGCACTCCGTTTGGGACGGAGAGGTTAAATGTTCAAGTCATTTATAGCAGACCAATTTGAACTTGTTGACAGTTGTTCAAAACATATGTTACAAACGCATCATCTTATGTTTAGGAGACTATCAATGAGTCAATGGACACCTGAGTATAGAATTGAGTACGATCAAAAACGATACCAATCTAAACGAGCAGAGATTGTGGAGCAACGTAAACAACGAAGACAAAACCAACAACAATGGCTTCGTGAGTATAAACAGACCTTAAGTTGTGTTCGTTGTGGTGAGTCACATCCTGCTTGCTTAGACTTTCACCACAGAGATGCAGCACAAAAAGATTTTGTTATTGCAAATAACCTAACTCTAGGTAGAAAACGTATCTTAGCAGAAATTAGCAAATGTGATGTGTTATGTGCAAATTGCCACAGAAAAGAGCATAATCTAGTTTAACCGTTGGTTCAAATCCAACCGCTCCGACCACAAAAATAACTCTTCAAAAGGATACTACCTATGAAAGAGACTCACATTTTCGCAGAAATCCTCGAACAATCCGCAATCGACCAATTCAACAGCGCAATGGAGCAGGATTTCGCCGTCAAAGGCGCTCTCATGCCGGATGCCCACACAGGCTACACCCTGCCCATCGGCGCGGTAATAGCCACAGACGGTGTGATCATCCCGTCATGGGTCGGCTACGACATCGGCTGCGGCATGTGCGCTGTTCCGACCACGTTTAACAAGGCACCTGTGGCTAAATATGCGGTGGGAATTTTCAACAGCGTTTACAGTGCTGTGCCGGTCGGGTTCAACCACAACCAGAAGGATACGGCATGGCAAGGACCGGAGTGTACACCTGCCACCGCTGCAATTTTCAGTAAAAACGGTCTGCGCCAACTCGGGTCGCTCGGCAGCGGCAACCATTTCATCGAAATTGGGTATGACGAGACCGACAGGGTGTGGATCATCGTTCACTCGGGGTCCAGAGGGATCGGGCACGCCGTCGCCACCCACTACATGAAAATGGCATCCTGCGACGGTAGGGCAAGGGAGGGTCATTTCGGATTCCATACAAGATCGTCCGAGGGTCGGGCGTACATCACCGATCTTGCTTTTTGCCTTGCATTCGCCCTGGAAAACCGGCACCAGATCATTCAACGAGTCGTGCGGGAAATGACCCACTACTGTGACGGCTCCGCCGATTGGCAGCAACTGATCAACCGCAATCACAACCACGCCGAGTGGAAAGACGGGCTGTGGGTTCATCGTAAGGGGGCTACCCACGCCGAGGTGGGCATGATGGGTGTTATCCCAGGCAACATGCGGGACGGCTCTTTCATCGTTGAGGGCAAAGGCAACCCCGATGCGCTGTGGTCCAGTTCACATGGGGCAGGCAGGGTGATGGGTCGTAAAGAGGCTCAACGCAAACTGAACGTGGATGATTTCAGGGCGACCATGTGTGGTGTGACAGCCAAGGTGGGCAATGATACGCTGGACGAATCGCCGTTGGCTTACAAGGACATCTTCGACGTAATGCGTCAGCAGTCTGAGATGGTCCGAGTGGTTCACCACATCAAACCGCTGATCAACATCAAAGGGTAACCGATGGCTGTCAAGTTCACACCGCACCCTCAGATCGCATCCTGCAAAAGCGTCTACGACGCCGCATTGCTGGAGTTGCGTAAGACCCTCGGCCTCAGTCACAAGCTGCAGGGTGACGACATCCACACCCTCGCCAAGCACCCTGATTTCCCTTACAGGACGTGGTATCGCTACCGCTACGAGGACATCTTCCGTGACATAGCCGGCGGGGAGGACCACGACCGTGAGGCCCGGGCCAAGGGCGCCCAACGGATGCTCATCACCAACGACATCTTCTACATCCTGATTTGGGTCATGGGGATCGAGAAGGCCAACCATCCGTTTGTGGTCACACAGTGCCGGATGCTGCAGGACGGTCCTCAATCCGACACACTGGACGTATGGGCACGTTTTCATTACAAATCATTAACAATTACCATAGCCGAAACGCTCCAGTACCACCTCAAGTACCCCGAGGAATGTACCTGCATCCTCGGTTACGCCCGTCCGGTCGCCAAGAAGTTCCTACGCGCCATCAAAACCCTGTGCGAACAATCCGTGCTGCTCAAATGGGCGTTTGAGGACGTTCTGTGGCCGAATCCGGCGCAGGATGCCCCGAAATGGAGTGAGGACGACGGAATTGTGTTCCGACGTAAGGCCGCCAGCCGTGGTGAGAGCACCGTGGAGGCATACGGTCTGACGGAAGGAAGCCCGACAGGAAGGCACTACGAACGCATCATTTTTGACGATATTGAGACCGAGGACATCGCCGGCAGCCCGAAAATGCTGGAGGAAGTGTTCAGCAAGTTCCAGATGTGCGTCTACAACCTCGGCACAGGGTCCGACAACGACAAACGCAGGGTCATAGGCACCTACTACTCATGGGTAGGACCTGTAAAACGCATCGGTGACATGAAATTTGAGGAAACCAAGGACGCCGAGGGTAACGTAGTCCCGGGGCGCCCGATGTGGCAATTGCGCGTGGTGCCGGCGACCGATGACGGTACGATCAACGGCAAGCCTGTACTGCTCGATCCCGACACCTGGGAGCGCATCAAGCGTACCAAGCACGTAAACAGCCAGCAGCTCTGCGACCCGTCGCCCCGCGAGGACATCACGCTCGACAAAGGGATGCTGCAACCCATCGCACCTGAGTTCCTGCGGGTCGGCAAGTGGGCTGATCGGTTTAAGATGATGGTCATCGACCAGGCGGGTGGCACGGACACGAACATCACCGGCCCGGGTGACCTGTGGTCCATTGGCGTGGTCAGCATCGTGCCGAGCGACAGCCTCGCCAGGCGTTTAGGCGACGAAGCAACCGACGATGACCTGGGTATCAGCGACGTGTGCCTGGAGGACGTGGTGGCCGACCAGATGACCCACAGCCAGGCAGTGGATACCATCGTCAGGATGTACCTGAAGCACGGTATGATCATGCAGATGGGCGTGGAAAAGGTCGGTCTGAGCACCACGGAGGTCCACGTAGCCGATGCACTGGCCGCCAAGGGCCGCAAGCTGAGTGTGATCAACGGCAGCCTGTTCCTGCTGCGGCCCGCTGGCCGCAAACTGGAGAACCGCATATCGAGCGCGTTGGAATGGCCGTTGAATAATTCGAAGCTGTACTATTCGACTGGCATAGCAAAGGAATATATCGACAAGATGAAGGCTGAAATGGACCAATTCGGCTTCGCTCATAGCGATATTCTCAACATGTGGAGTTATGCCTACGACATGTTCCGAGTGTTCCCGTTTCACCGCTACGCGAAGCGCAAGGTACAGAGCGTCACATCACTGATGGCACAGGGGAGCGGCATCGGGCAGCGACCCAGAGGCGAATGGGGGTAGGTACACAGGCCCGGAGGGGTCAAGGGGGTTATATGCAATTCGTAGGATTTCCAAAGATGGCAAGGCTTTCACGCGAAGTAATCATTACCGAAAAGATCGACGGTACCAACGCTCAGGTGTTTATCTCGGACCTTTCCGAGTGGGATTACGACCCTGAACAACTGATTTTCAAAAGCAACAACATCGGTCTATTCGCCGGCAGCCGTACACGGTGGGTCACCCCCGAGGATGACAACTACGGGTTTGCCAAATGGTGCCAGACCAACGCAGAAGACCTGATGAATCTCGGAATCGGTCAACATTTCGGCGAGTGGTGGGGCCAGGGTATCCAACGCAAATATGGATTGCTGGACAAGCGATTCAGCCTGTTCAACGTAAGCCGGTGGGGTGAAGACCGACCAGCTTGCTGCGGGGTAGTACCGACGCTTTACAAGGGTATCTTCACCACCGAGATGGTGGACGAGTGTGTAAACGATCTAAGGTCCAAAGGCAGTGTGGCCGCCCCGGGTTTTATGAAACCGGAAGGAGTGATCGTGTATCACACGGCGGCTGGTATCGGGTTCAAGAAGACCCTGGACAAAGACGAATCACCCAAATCACTCGTAGGTCTGTCGTGACCGCCGCCAGGGTACGAGTAACCAACCGAGCAGGCAAGTGGACCTGCAAAGGCCCACAAGGGCATGTTGGCAAGGGGCGCACCCGGTGGGCGGCGATGGTCGCATACGCTACACGCGGCAGACGGTGGACGGGCGGGTGTGACCATGCGATGTCAGACCAAGCATTGCATCAGTGGAAAAACCCGATGGGCCACACGCAAAGCCGCTCTGACATCAGCCAGTTTCACAATGCAGTGCCGCTGTACGCGTACAAGTGCCCAGTGTGTCGGGATTTCCACATAACTAGTCAACAGAGGGGGTAGGGGCGATGGGCGACGAGACATGCAAATGCTGCAATTGCGGGTATGAATGGAAACGCGGGCAGGATGGTCAGCACAGTTGTTCATCGGTTTTACGTGCCGAGGTAGAGAGGTTGCGTGCCGAGGTGGCTGAAAAACAGGCAAACTATGAAGACTGTCGAGGTGAGTGCAATCGAGCAGAGGAACGCGTGGGATTACTGGAATCCTATGCCGGTTGTGCGATCAATATCATCCTCAACCAGGTTGATATGGCAAAGCCTGAGTGGTGTTTTGTAGAAATTGAGAACGACTACGGTAAGAGTGTCAAAGTTGGTGAGTGGAGTCCGAGAGACGGCGGCTACGACGGTGTGAGAATAACCGTTGAGGACATAATAAAAACCCTTGACAACCGTCACACACAAGCATAGGCTACCCGCGACAGTACCATACACACCACACGACCGCATATTGGGGGTTGTGTGCCAGCCGGTAAACCAAAAGGGACGGATACCGCACGATGGCAAAACCCCGATCCACCACTGCATCCAATACGCCGCGCACAGCCGTGCAAAAGTTCCTATCAGCCCGTGTGAAGGAACTCGACGCCGACCTGTTAGCCGATCAGCATAATCGCCTAGCAGCCGTCGAGGACCTGAAGTTCGCTACGGTCCCGGGTGCCATGTGGGACTCCACGGTGCTTGACGAGCGCAAGGAAGACGGTCGGCCATCCCTTGAAGTAAACCTGTTCCCCCAATTTATCAACCAGGTGACCGGCGACATACGCCATAACCGCCCCCGTGCCCGTATCACCCCCGGTGACTCCACAGCAGACGTTCAGATCGCCCGCATCCGTGAAGGTATCATCGCTGACTCCGAGTACCAGTCGAACAGCGACTACATCTACGTCGAGGCGGCGACCAGCAACGTGACGTGTGGCTATGGCGCATGGCGCATACGCACCCGCTACACCGAAGAAAACCCCTTCATTCAGGAGTTCTACGACGAACTGATCCCCAACCCGTTCACGGTGGTCATGGACCGGCACGCCGTCTGCCCCATCTATTCCGACGCCGAGCGCGGCTGGATAATCAGCAAGATACCCGTTGACGACTTCAAGGCCAAGTACCCGGGCAAGAATGTGCCGGGTGACTCCATGCCCGTTGGCGAGGGTCTGAGCTACCAGAACTGGTTCGACACTGAGACCGTCACAGTTGCCGAGTATTTCGTCCGTAAGAAACACAAGCGAACCATGTGCCTGATGTCTGACGGCAGTGTGATCGCTAAGGCCGATGTGCCGGCGCTGCCCCCTGCCACCGCATCACTGACCGCACCAGCGGCCACCGCATCGGTGCCGCCTGAGTTGAGTTCGGAACAGCCCCTTGCCCCTCCCAATGAGCTACCCGCAATTCCTCAGACGGCACCGGTACTACCCCCACAGCCGCAGGCACCCACCATCATCCGTGAGGCCGACGCCGAGTACACCACCGTCAAGCAGTACATCATCACCGCGTCCGACATCCTGTCCAAGAATGGTCTGGAAGGCGAGGACGTGCCCGGGTCGTACATCCCGATCATCCTGCTGACCGGCCACCGGACCAATATCGAGGGCAAGACGTACATCTCCGGTCTGGTACGGAACGCCAAGGACTCAGCCAAGTACGTCAATTACTCAGCCAGTGCGCTTGCCGAGCGGATCGCCCTGGAGCCGAAAGCCCCTTGGGTCGGTACGGCTCGCCAGTTTGAAGGCTACGAGGATGACTACCAGAACGCCAACAGGAAGAACTTGCCGTTCCTGAAGTACAACGCCGACCAGACCGAGCAGGGTAACCCACTCCCCCCGCCCATGCGCCAAGGCCCGGGGCCGCTGCCAGCCGCTCTGTTCAGCCAACTCCAGACCGCCATGGGCATGTTTGAGAGCACCATAGGGATGCACGGCGCCGACCTCGGCCAAGCCGGCCCTGAGCGCACCGGAGCCGCTGTGACCGCCCGCCAGAAGCCCGGTGACGTTCGGACGTTCAGCTACATCGACAACCTGGCCCGGGGCATCGCGCACGGTGCCAAGATCAAGAACGAGATGATCCCCGAACTATACGATACGCCCCGCGACGTGCGACTACGTGGCCTGGATGACACCGAGACCTACCTGCCTGTCAACATGACGGTCAGGGACGCCTATAACGCCATACAGGCGCACCCCGAACGCTACAAGGGGATGAACACGACCCGTCTGGTCGCAGCCGGCCAGCGTGGCGGGTGGGACGCCAAATTCAACGACATCACAGCCGGTCGGTACGCGGTCAAGGTGACAGTCGGCCCATCGTACGCTACACAGCGCCAGGAGAGCAGCGAGTACATGCTGCGTCTAGTCTCGGCGCTGCCCAAGCAGATGGGTCTCGGTGCCGACCTGATCGTGGGCAACTCGGGTGTGGTGGGCGCCGATGTGCTGGCCGAGCGGATCAAGAAGACCCTGCCGCCGGGCATCGCCAAACCGACCCCGGGTGAAGAGCCGATGCCTCCGCAGCCACCCAACCCCATGGCACAGATGCAAATGGAGAAGGTCAAACTGGAGCAGGAGAAGGTTAAGTTGCAAGCCGCCAAGGTCGAGGTTGAGAAACTGAGGGTTGGCAAAGAGGCACAGGGCGAGATGTCGAGCCTGAGACAAGAGATACTGAGCGTGCTGGCCGAGTTACATGGTCACACACCACAGGCAGCAGCACAGCAGCAGGCGGTGCCGGCCAACGGGCAAGTATCACCATTCTAAAGGGATGCCGCCTATCGGGCAAGCAAGGAGAGGAAAATGGAAGTTACTGACGGGAGTGTGACCACCACCACGGAGCCTGTAGCACCTGTCGAGCCGGTAACCCCGGCACCAGCCGAGCCACCGACCGACCCTGCGCTCACCGACCCCCCGGCACCGGTCGAGCCACCCGCTGAGCCTGATAGCACAACGGGACTCAAGGCAGCGGCGGCAGCGGAACGGCGAAAACGACAGGAGCGCGACGAGCAGCTACGACAGGCACGCGAGGAAGCGGCATTTCTCCGTGGGCAACTTGCCGCAGCCACACCGGCACCGCCCGCCGAGCCGGTCGCACCGTCAGGTCCACCGGTCGCACCCAAGTCCGATGACTACGAGTCATGGGATGATTTTCAGGCAGCCGACCGTCAGTACATCGTCAAACTGGCCGAACACAACGTCCTACAGCGCATCGAGCAGCGCGACCAGCACCTGGTGCAACAGCGCACTCAACAGGAGACGGACACCAAGTGGGAGAAGCAGCGGGTCACAGCGGTCACACGCTACCCCGACTTCCAAGAGGTGATCAGCAATCCGGCATTCGGTCAGTCAGCCACCGTTGCCGAGGTCATCAAGTCCAGCGAGAACGGCGCCGACGTGGCGTACTACCTCGGGACCAACCTGGCTGAATGCAACCGCATCAACGCCCTGCCGCCGATCCAGGCTGCAATGGCACTCGGGCAGATCGCCGCCACCCTCGCCAACAAACCGGCACCGGCACCGCCCCGCGCAGTATCCCAGGCACCCGAGCCGATTGCCACGGTGCCATTGGGTGTAAGCCCACAACCGTTTGACCCTGAGACGGCTAGCTACAAGGAGTATGTCGCACACCGCCAAGCATCAATGAGACCTCTACGCAGGTAAAATAAAAGGAGAAATACCATGGGTAGTAACGTAATTTTAACGGACGCGGTGATCGCGAAAGAGGCCATGATGGAGTTTCAGAACACCATCGGCTTCCTGAAAGGCGTTCGCAAGCAGTATTCCAGCGAGTTCGCTCGTTCCGGCGCTCAGATCGGCAACACGATCAACGTCAAGAAACCGAAACGCTGGACCGTCCAGCAGGGACCGGCCATCGTACCGCAGGGTCAGACCGACGAGACGGTACCCCTGACCCTCAACCGCTTCTGGACCATCCCGATGTCTTTCAGCGATGTCGAGCGCACACTGCACATCGAAGAGTTCCGTAAGCAGTACATCGTGCCGGCGATCAGCAAGATGGCATCGCAGATGGACCTGGAGTGCCATGTGGCTGCCTGCACCGGTCTCTACCCGACCGCCAACAGCCTCGGCTCCTACGCCTGCCCGGGCGCCGGCCCGATCAACACCGTCATCGGCACCCCCGGTACCACCATCGGCACGGCGGGCGGATCGGCTGCGGGTCTCTTGCAGTACAATGCGCCGACCGCATTCCTGAACGCCGGCCTGCTGCTGGACAACCAGTGTGCCCCGAACGACGGCAACCGTCACATGGTCCTCAACTCGGCTGCACACGCCAGCTCGGTCGCCAGCCTGTCGGGCCTGTTCAACCCGCAGGGTCTGATGGCCGAGCAGTACCGCAAAGGATACCTGGGTGATGCTCTCGGCTTCCAGTTCGCCAAGGATCAGAACGTCTACTCCTTCACCAGCGGTACCCGCGCCATCTCCGGTGCCGAGACCACCACCACGGTCGCATGGACAGCCGGTGCAACACCCTCGGCAACCATGGTCTTCACGGCGGCTTCCGGCGACAACACCAAAACCCTGGTCCCGGGCGACGCGTTCACTGTCGCCAACGTCTACGCGGTCAACCCCGACAACCAGCAGAACACCGGCATCCTGTACCAGTTCGTCGTGGCCGAAGCGGTCACCCTGGCAACCGGCGCCAACAACGTGGTCGTCAGCAACCCGCCCAAGGTAGTCGGCCCGACTACCGCATACGGCACCGTAGCCGTTGTGGCAACCAGCGCCACCGCAGCCGTGGTGTTCACGACCGGCGCGGCATCCACGGTCAGCCCGCAGAACATGGCTTTCCACGAATCGGCATTCACACTCGGTACCGCCGACCTCCCCATCGACATGCCGAACTGCCGCGCAACCCGCGTCAGCGAGGAAGGAATCTCGATGCGAATCGTTACGGGTTATGACATCATGAGTTCGGCTACGATAACGAGATTGGATGTTTTGGGCGGATTTGCTGTACATCGGCCAGAATGGGCCGTTAGACTTGCCTCATGAGTAAGTAGTTGATTTACTTAGGTTTTCTCCGAGCAGCACACGCCAGTTTCATGGTTTCAGCATTGGTCATGGGTGGGGTAGTCAGACTTTTAGTAACATCCCATTTTCGGACCTTAATACGGTCCCATAGGGTGCCAACGGTAAGTCCGACTATCTCCGCCCATTCCGTGAGACACTTTGTCTCCCCGTTGTAAGTAAGAAGAGTGTTAGTGGATTTATTTCGGGAGTTTTCAGAATGGGTCACCCATCGACAGTTAAAAGGCCCATAATCCCCATCGTTGTCGATTCGGTCGATCTGGAGACCAACAGCGTGGCCGTAATGCATATCCTCAAGAAATTTATCCATATCGTGCCAGTCTGGGCACACAGATATGCCCCTACCGCCGTACCGGGTGTATCTCTTGTTTGTAGGATCGTAGCATCGGTTCATCATGTTTCGCCACACTATAAACAGGGGTTCGCCCCACCGACCGTGTTTTTTACGGGAGCAGCCACAACTGATAGCGGGTCGGTTTTTGGTCCTCAACTGATTGACACGGGTGATAAAACCAGTCACACCACATTTGCAATCGCACCGGGCGATGTAGTTGTACGTCCCCTCAATAACGTAAGTCTCTCGGACAGTGAGACCGCCGTACACTTCACCGGGTTTGATGCAGTCAAAATCCTTCTGGACAAGTCTCTGGTCTGGTTTAAGTTTCATTTTCAATCCTCCTTTGGGGTGTGTGGTGCGAATGTTTTGTACCACACAGTAAGTTAACTTGCAACACCTTTTCGTCACTCTAACCGATTGACCACACAATAAGGAGAAATAACCATGTCTCTCGATTCTACCACATTCGTACAATACGGCCCGCTGTCGGGCACCCTGCCCATCGGTATGCGTGCTGGTGCTGATCAGGCAGCCGTCACCACGACCGCAGCCACCTCGACCACGCCGTTCGGGTTCGGTGCAGCGGCCCAAGCCGACGCAATCGTCGCACTGTGCAATGAGATGAGAGCAACCCTGGTTGCGGCGGGTCTGATGAAAGGCGAGGCGTAGTATGCCGCCTAAACTTCCGACGATCCAGAACCGCAAACCCAAGGTCAAGGCCAAGCCATCAGGCGGCATGACCATCACGGTCGGCAAGCCGATGGCCGGCATGAAGATGAAGAACTGCTGATAACCAGAGGGCCGGTGTGACTATCTACCACCGGCCCTCGCTACATGTGAGCCACCATGCACATCCTATTCGCCACCCCATCATACCGAGGTATCACCTACGCGCCGTTTCTCGACTCGCTGGAGCAGACCATTGCCCTGTGTACTGAGCGCGGCCACACAACCGAGTTTTACATGGTGACGGGTTGCTGCTACGTGCAGACGGCCCGTAACCAGATTGTCAAGCATTTCCTCGACTCAGGCGCCGACGTGCTGTTCTTCTTGGATGACGACATATCCTGGCCGGCGACCGCCGCGCTCAAGGTGATCGAGACCCCGGGCGAAGTGGTCGCCGGCATCTACCCGCTCAAGACCGAGCCGCTACGCTTCCCGGTCGTCATCCACACCACGCCCAACGACTGCCCTGTGCAGCGTGCTGACGGCTGTGTGGCTGCCGCAGCGGTGCCCACCGGCTTCCTGTGCATCCACCGGAGCGCCCTGGAGCGTATGGTGGCAGCGTACCCGGGTCAGCGGTACGTGTGCGATGAGAACGGTGAGATGTACGACCTGTTCCCCCAAGGGGTGAGCGGTGGCCGATGGGTCGGTGAGGATTACGCATTCTGCCGCCTGTGGAGGGAAATAGGTGGGGAGATGTGGGTAGTGTGCAATATTTCATTTACACACGGCTCACAGAGTGGTAACTTCCATGACTATCTGATGGGGGGGGGTGACGGTATGGACAGTGTACCGGTACAACAGACCTGTTTCTGGTTACAAGATAAACGATGCCCTCGCTGTGGCTCGTCACTGATCAGTGACGGCAAACACATATGGTGCTCGTTTGTGGGTAATCGTGAGCAGAAGGGCTGTAGTTATGGTATCGATGGTACGAAAGTGCCGTTGAATGCGGAGGGGTAGATGGCGAGGGTAAACGTAGGCAAGAGAATTTTCACCGATCCCAACGGGATATTCAAGACCATATCGGTATTCAGCGAGGTGGAGCCTGCACCCGAGGTCAACCAGATACGCGAGTTCCGACCCAATCTGGCTGAGATACTGGCACAGGCCGCCGCCGAGCAGCAGGCCGCCGAGCAGCAAGCCGCCGAGCCGGTCACACCGCTGACAGAGCATCGTGACGTGTCTATGGCGCCTGTGATCGGTCTGATTGAGCAGTTGGCACCCGAGCCGCCCGTAGCCGCACCTGCCAAACCCAAGCGGCCATACAAGCCGAGACCGTACAAGCCGCGACCCAAGAAGAAGCTGTGACGTGAGGTGTGACCATGCAGGTACGAGAACTATTCATAGCGATCCTTGAGGTCGTAGGCGTCGTGACCCTTGACGAGCAACCGGAAGCCAGTGATATGCAGAAAGTCCGTCGCCACGTCAACCTGCTACTTGGCAGCCTATCAGCTCGGCACCTGGTCCAACTCACCCCCACCACCGAGTCGTTCACCCTGACAGCCGGTGTGGCCGCCTACACCATCGGCCCATCAGCCGACCTGAACACCGCCAAGCCGATTAGCATCCTCGCTGCCCATATCAACGGTCTACCACTCGACCTAGCGACCCAGGGCGAGTACAGCGTATGGCCGTCACCCACACGCGAACTCTATTACGATGCCGGCGCCACTCAGTCAGCCGCCCCGGGTATCATCCACATCAACCCCACGCCCGATGCCGCCGACACCCTGACCATCGACAGTCTCAAATACCTGACCTCGTTCAGCGCCCTGACCGACACGGTGACTTTCCCCGACGCCTATCTTGCCATGTTGACCTACAACGGCGCAATGGCTTGCTGGAGACCGCTCGGACGCACCGGCCCCCCGCCACCCGACATACGGATGATGGCTGAGAGGACCATGAAGGTCATCGAGAACATGAACGCCCGACCCATGATCATGAGGACCGATGTGCCGAGCGTCACGGGCGGTAGGTATAACATACTGACAGGAGAATACCAATGACACGTATCCTACTCACCCTGACCGTGCTGCTCACCCTGACCGTCACCGCTGCCATAGCCGAGAACCAGGGCGACGGGTCGTTACTCTACCGAGGTACCTACGTACAGGGCTGGTCACCCAATGGGTTGTACTCAGCGACGGCGACCGCCAGCGCGACCTATGATCTGACCAATTTTCTGGCGTATGGCATCTACTGCGCGTCGGATTGCTCGGCCAGGCTCATGTCAACCAGCGCCAAGGGTACCTACCCACAATTCACCATACCCGGGGGATCGTGGTATGTGGGGGTCAAGAACATAGCCACACCGTTCATGAACGTCTCTGGCGCCCACCAGTGGCAGCAGCAATGAAACGGGCAGCGTGTGTGGTCATACTGCTGACGCTGTGCGGCTCGGCTGCAGCGATCAGTTGGCCGCTCGGGGGTATAGGCGGTCGGTCAGTGGGGTCGCAATGGGTCGATTTGGTGCCGTCGCTATCGTGGTCACCATCGTCCCTCGCATTCAGTAATCACTCCACCGGCACGCTGACCAGTGCCACGTTCACCCTGTCGAACTCAGGCAACGACACCGCCGAGGATGTGACAACCAGCGTCACTGGTGCCGGGTTCAGGCTCTACAGCTCAACCACATTCGGCAACATCTCATCGGGCCGCAGCCGCACGGCAAAGGTGGCATTTGAGCCGGTGGCAGGGGTGGCATACAGCGGGTTCTTGAGCTACTCTGCGCCGAACATAGCTAGGGTGGGAGCTGCGTTGAGTGGGACGGGGGTAGCCCCTGAAGGGGTCGATTCAACGCCGGATGCCTTCATCTTTACGGATCAGACAGACGTAGCCCTTTCATCCACCATCACCTCTGCCACTATTACCGTTACCGGTATCGACACGGCATCGGTAATCAGCGTGACGGGCGGCACGTATGACGTTAACGCCAGTGGGAGCTTCACTGCCAGCAGCGGCACAGTCAGCAACGGCGACACTGTGAGGGCGCAACATACCAGTTCGGCCAGCAACTCCGCGGCTACCGACACCGTTGTGACCATCGGGGGCGTAAGCGGTACGTTCAGCAGTACGACGCTGGCAGTCGATCCCTACACTATCTATTGGGCTAACTCTGTGACCTGTGCAGACGGCGTAAGTTCTACCGTAGTTGGTGCCTGCACCACAACCAATGCCTTTAGTTCGATGACTGATTCGCTAGCCCAAATGAGCGTCAACGGTAACGCTCTAGTAGTCACCATGAGTGCGTCGTCCACAACTGCGACAGCCAACAAAACCGCGATGACGGCACATCAGGATGTCCGGTGGCAAGCAGATGTAAAATTCGGAAGCGTCACTGCAACCGGCAATTTCAGCCAACTTGGCAGAGTGTCCGGTCCCATCAACAGCATGACCGCCATGCCGGAAGTTTACACCTCTGGAGGGGTGATAGCCGGTATACGGATCAAGTATCAAGATGGCGACCTGACACAGCACACATCGGCCAACTACCCCTATGCGTTCCAGGCCGGAATTACCTATACAATCGCAATGATGATAAAAGGGAGTACCGACACAGCAACCACTGATGGTTACTACAGTCTGACAATAAATGGTGCCGATATTATTCCTGAAACAGCGATCAAAACAGCAGGGGTTACGCTCAACGCTGCAACATTCGGTGTACAGCTACAGTCAGGGGCGACGACCAACATTATTACTTTTGACAACCTTTCAGTGGGGTATAAATGATGGGATATATAGTGCTGACGGCGGTATCTATCTTGTGGGCGTCTTTTGCTCACGCCGATCCTGCTCAGTTCACAGGGCTGCTCACGGACTCGGTGGACTACACCTGCGTGAGTACAGGGGTGACCCCCTGTACAACATGGCCATTGCCGGCGCAACCTGCGTTTGGATCGACCTATGTTGACCCGCTGTTCGGGACGACCATAAAACGCATCAATGCCCCAACTGTTTGCGACCCAGGAGTAGGGGGGTGGTTACCCTGCGAAGAACGCCAGTTTATGCCGAACTATCCAAAACAGCAGGCATGGAACGCTGATGGAACTAAGTATGTCCTGACTGACCAGTATAGTAACCCTATACTGTACAGTTCTGCTACTGATGCAGCCGTACAAGCTATACCAAAATTGCAGTCACACGCGCAAAAAGATTTAAAATGGTCAAATAGTGATCCTGATTTATTATATGTGGCGAAACTTCTCACTATATCTTCATACGTACCAAGCACTGATACCCTGACTGCGCTGCACAACTTTACATGCACAGATGGAACAGACAATGGGGATAGAGTTGATAACGGTGATGAAGGAAATTCGTCCTACAGCGACAGGTATTGGGCATTAAGATGTTATAAAGCTGCTGCACCCGCAAGCGGGAAACAGCTTAAATATTTCACGTATGATGCACAAACAGATACGATTTTGGCAGACAAAACGCCTGACGATCTATGCGGCGGAACATGCCCTTCGGCGGCAAATAACAAATTTGTGGACTGGATGGGTTTTAGCCCTTCAGGTGATTACGTGATTGTTAACTATACTGTTATTGGTAATGGTAACGATTCACTTGGACATGTCAGAGGGACAGGCACAGAACTTTTTGACAAAGAGTTAAATTATATCGGGTACATTACTAACAACCACGAACATCAGGATATTGGATATGATGTTAACGGTGTTGAGGTTCTTGTCGGAATGTGGGAGAGCACAAGTGAGGTCACAAAGGAACGGCTTGGCTATATCCATAAACTAAGCGATATCGCTCCAACTTACGTTGCGCCAAAGCTTGTCACGTTCCCATGTACATACTCCTATCTTACTTCGACGTGTGGCGGCGGATCAGGACAGTACAACCAAGGCCATATTTCCATGCGAGCATCGCAGGACGTAAATAGCACAACAAAAGGGTGGGCGCTTTGGTCATCGTACAGACCAGTTGACTCTACCGGCAGAGGTTGGGGAGCGAATGAATTATTTGCAGTAAAAATAGATTCGACTGTAGCAAACAGCACCACATGGCATCGCATCGGTAGAACCATGTCAATCAGGAATACCACTTACAACGCCGAACCACATGCTACGGTCAACCGTGACTGGACTAAAGTACTGTGGGGATCGAACTGGAACACCGCAGAAGGTCCAATCAATGCTTATATGATAACACTGGACGGTTCGGCTAACCCCGCAGACCTTGTAGTACCCACAACCACCGCCAACAAACCCGCAGGCCGCTACGCCGCAACGCAGACGGTCACCCTGTCAGCCAGCGAGACGGCAACCACGCGCTACTGCTTCGGCGCAGGCTGCACCCCCTCGGTCACATACTCGGCACCGTTCAAAGTATTGCAAAACCTGGCGCGGCAGACCTACTGCTATGCCAGCACCGATGCCGCGCTGAACGCTGAGGCGACCAGGTGTGTGATTCTGACGAAACAACGGAGGCGATAACATGGCCCGTACCATAGGAGAATACCAATGAGTCCTTTACCATTCCTGTTCCATGCCGACCGATTGGATAGATCGGTAGCCAAGTGGCCGGATGCCTTTGAAGTGGTCAGGATGGACATGCAGAGCGAGCCGAAGTACTACGGCGGTCTGCACTCTGACGGCATGTTCATCATTCGCAAACACAGCACCACGGACGGTGACGAGCACATTGTATTCTACCTCGGCGCCCCGGGCGAAACGCTGGCGACCAAGTGGGCGGATAGAGCGTCGGTCACCTACGTCGAGTATGACGACGTTATCTTAGAGTAGGAGGCGACATGTTATATCTTTTATGCGGTGTGATCATCGGGCTGGTTATCGGTCGGCTGCTGTGGTATACGGTGCCCGATGCAGTCACACCGGCACCCGATGCAGTCACACCGGCACCCGCCGCGCATCAGTATGACCCGATATCCAGGATGCCAGTCAGGAAATTGTTGCTGTTGGTGTTCCTGCTCATATCCTCCACGACATACGCAGCCAGCATAGCCGTCATGGACCCGTTTACCAAGGGACCAAAAGCACTGGTGGCTGGTGATGGTATTGCTTTTACAGGCAGTACGATATCAGCGACGGGCATACCTGCTGGCGGAGTAACGCAGGCGGCGTTCGACTCGTACTCGGCGGCACAGGCTGTGGCTCTCGCCGGCAAGCTCTCCACCACCGGCACAGCAGCCAACAGTCTCCAACTCGGCGGCGAGGATGCGGCTACGGTACTGGATGGTGCGGCTAAGGGGGCTACGGCGCTGCAGCCGGACAACGAGGTTTACGCAGCCAGTTACAACGGCGGGGCGCTCAACTCAGCAACTATCATTGCAGCAATAACGGGTATCGGTAGCGCGACCAAAACCCTCGTCTTGTCCCCTGGTGACTGGGCCATGTCTACAAGCGTCACCATACCAGCCAACATTACTCTTAGGGTCATGCATGGGGCCGCAATCGTGAGGACATCAGGCGACTTGACAATAAACGGGCCACTGGAAGTGAGACAGGAAACATGGCTGAAAGGGTTTACGGCAAACAGACTCAAGCTTGGCAGCAAAGTTACTCAAATCTATGCTGATTGGTCTGATGCTGTAGGAGACGGTACAGTAAATGACTCAGCGCCTATCTGCTCAATCATCAATGCAGGGTCTCCAGGGGCCAATGTATATCTTAATGGGAGCAAGAAATATAATGTTTCCGACACTTGCTACTCTGTCAGCTCCATAAAATTGTGGGGTAATGGAGCCACCATCGTAAATAACGCAGAATCTGTGTCTTTAAGTTTTGGAGGGGGCAAGACCACTCTTACAGGCCAAGCTGTCGAGTGGACAGCAGGAGTCAACACCTTCACCCTTCCCGCTGGTCACGGCGCAGTGGTCGGAGACTTAGTTGTATCCGCCAATAGCACGCCGTACAGTACTAGCGGTAGCTCGTACCAACGTGGGGTTTTTACCGAAATAACAAAGATTGTAGGAAACTTGGCAAGTATAAGTGTGCCAGCAAAGACCACTTTTACCGCTGATACGTTCCAAGTTCTTTATAGAGTCGATGGGCTAGAGGTCCACGATTTAATCTTCGACAACAGTGCAACCACGCTAGCATCCTCGGGCATGTGGGTACAGGGTAAAGACATAGAAATAGACAATATTGAAGCTCAAGGTTCCTATTACGCTAATGCGGGGATGAGAGTAACCGCCATGCGTGGCCTAATCAGCAACGTGCAGTCAACTGGTTACATCGGACAGGCGCCGTACTGTATAACTAATGGCGGCGACGGCGGCAGGCCATGCGGCTACGGAATGACTGTGTACGGCCATGCCGTCACCATAGACCACTCCACATTTGCTGACTCCAAACACTCACTGTCTTTATCCCTTGGAGAGTTTACTTCCAGTGGGATTGAAATTTCAAACAGTTTCATAACTCAAGACCCAGCACTGTACGGCGTGCCAGGAGCAGGTACCGCTGGCCCTCTTTACATGATGGCTCTTGACATGCACAACAATATTTCTGAAGTCTACGTTCACGGAACTACCATCATCGGGGCCAGCGATTACGGGGCTGTCAGTATCCGTGGTGGTGGAGATGGCGTGAAGTTCTACGGTAATACAATTCACTTTTGGAATAATACAGGGAATAAAAGTTCCATATTCAAGGTTCAAGATGCAGACTTGGTGGATCTGGATATAACCAACAACACGATCACAGCCGTAGCCGCAGATACTCCATTAGTCGTGGACGGGAATGGTTTTACCGCCGACCCTGCCCTAGTTAAAACGCTTCACAATAGGATGATAAACATAACCCATGCAGGGAATAACCCGCCACTGGACAATGTGAGTGGAACAGCGTCGGGGCTTTCAGCGGCTTACATTGATTGGGCTGCGTCATCAGGTGGGTCCAGTATTGCGAATAAGCCGGTCCTACCATCCGATGTTTCTTGCGCATCAGGCAATCATGTCAGCGCATTCGTAGCTTCAACAGGGGCGTACACCTGCACGGCAGATACGGGAACAACCGAAGGTGGCACTGGCACTGTTAATAGTGGCGCAGCGGGGCAGTTCGCCACGTACCCATCAGAAGGTACAGCCGTCAGCGGGCATACTCTGACATCGTCCGACGTAACAACAGCTCTGGGATTCACTCCAGGGACAGGATCGGTGACAGGAGTGTCTTCGGCCAACGGAGACATTACGGTTTCACAGTCAACCCCCACTCCTTCTCTCACGCTAAACAGCGGAACAGGAAATAATCAGATTGTTAAGCGCGACGCCTCGGGTAAGTTTCCTGCAATATCCGCATCTGGTAAGTATGACTTTACTGGTGCACTGAACAGTAACGAGGGAATTTATGTAAATAACACCGGGACTGCGGGAACAGGTGTATGGGCCGCCGGGACCGCTAATGGGGTGTATGCATATAGCCCGGCAGGTTTAGGGTTTAGCGGAGCGTCTACGACAGGGAAGGGGGGTTTGGCTACCTCAGAGCTAGGGGTAGGCATGGAAGTTTCTCAGACGGGGGTACTCGTTGCCTCGATATGGCACCCCACACTGTATGTCCGACGCGCTCAGACCCTCGGTGCATACAACTCCAATTACCCGATCATCAAGGGCGAGGACATTACGGCGAGTGCTGGAGATTTGCTAGAGCTGATAAAGCAGGGTGCGACAAAGTTCAAAGTGACAAATACGGGGGCAGTTACTGCGGGGGCGATTACAGGGACGACGATTTCAGCCACAGCCAACACCGACTACTCCACAGGCACCGCCGCACCCTCCACCACCGGCAACCTCGCAGTAGACGCCAGTGCCAAGGGGAAATACGAGTTTGCCCCGACAGGCACGACGACGCAGTCAGTCGTTTTCTCTGGCAACCCTTCATCCGGCAAGGTGCGCTACGTCACCATCCAGATCGACACAGCGGCTTCAGGAGTGACTACGCTGGCATGGCCGACAGTAGGCAGCACATTCGGCTGGATGGGAACTACCGGCTTCTCTGGGGCGCTCACGGCATCGAAGCGCTACAAGTACGTTTGCGAAGTAGGACCAACAAAAACAGAGTGCGGCATCGCGGGAGAGGGGTACACGCCATGATCACTGTTTGCGGCTAGTTTGCCGCAAATAACTTAGGGATGTCCGAAGGGAGGATTTATGAATTATCTGATTATTTTTGCATGGTATGCGTCCATAGCGGCGGCATTTATGCTTGGGTACCAAAAAGGCTGTGATGTGAAACAATCCAACCCTGAAACTCGGGAGCCAGCATGAAACTCAGAACACTCCTAACCGCCCTTGCCCTCCTGCTAACCGCCTCGCTATCGTGGGCGGGAGGTCCGGAGATGCTGCTGATGGTGACAGGCAGGCAGTGCAGCATCCCCGCAATAACTGAAGGTGACGCGATTAACGGCTACACCAGCGTGTCGTGCAGGGGCATCTCAGACACCGGCACCAACATCATCATTCCCAACGGAACCGGCAACTTTACCGCTGACGCAAGGTGCAGCGGGGGGACAGGGACAGTCACAATCGAGCTGATATGGGGTGTGACTGTTCGTGACAGCGTGACGTGCGGCCCTGGCGAGGATAAGACCGAGGCGCTGACATTCCCGGTCACCGCCAGTTCAAGTAACAAATTCCAAGTGCGAGCGACGAACATCGGGGCAGCATGGTATCTCGCTGATAATTTCCAGATACCTGACCCGTAACAGCGCAGACACCAGCATAGGAGCCGACCACATGCGTCTACCATCCATCCCGAGCGCCTATCAGGGCCGCTCGATCAACCAGGAGTCAGCCAGGCTGATCAACTGGTACCCCGAGCTGACCAACGCCCCGGGGTCCACCAGCATAGCCATGCTCATCGGCACCCCCGGCCTACGTCTGTTCAGCGGTGGCATAGCCAGCCCCGTGCGAGGTGTGATCACCGGGCCGGATGGCTTGCTGTACGCTGTCCAGAGCAACGCATTGATACGTGTCAGCGCCACGGGCGAGGTATCAGCGGCACTCGGCAGCCTGACCACCTCCACCGGCAGGGTTAGCATGGCTCAGAACGGTCTGCTGGCTGACGGGATCGGCGGCAACCAGATAGCCATCGCAGACGGCGCGGCTACCTACATCTATAACACGGTCACAGAGGCGTTCAGTACCGTCGCCATGCCATTCACCCACCTGACGTTCATCGACAGCTATTTCATCGGGGTAGACGGCACCATGTCAGCCTACGCCAGCAATATCTATGACGGGCTGACATGGAACCCCTTGGCGACATCCCCCATCCAGGCACAACCCGACTCGGTGCAAACGGTCCTGAGCCTGTACCAGCAGCTATTTTTCATCAAGGAGTTCAGCACCGAGATTTACTACAATAACGGTACGGCCACCAGTGTCGGATTCCCCTACAGCCGCATGGCCGGCGCGGTGATCAACTACGGCACCCCCGCCCCCTGGTCGGTCGCTCTCGGCGGGTCGTCGGTCCTGTTTCTAGCGCATGAACGGGATTGCTTCATCGGCGTCGTCATGCTGAACGGCTACATGCCGACCGTGGTCAGCCCGCCCGCTGTCATCTGGCACATGAGCCAGTCAACGGACCTCAGCCAATGCTTCGGTTACTGCTATAGCGACGAGGGGCATACGTTCTACGTCATCACCAACCCGGTTGACAATTGGACATGGGTCTACGACCTGACCACGCAGATGTGGCATGAGAGGGTCAGCGGTGGCACGGTCGGCAGGCACAGGGGTAACTGCTACGTCCGAGCCTACGGGATGCACCTGATTGGTGACTACCAGAGCGGTCGGCTGTACGATATGGGCAGCCAGTACCATACGGATGCTGGTCAGCCGATCACCTCGCTGCAGCGTACTCAGCATCTCGCTGATGCCGACTTGGGTGACATATTCATTGGCGAATTGCAGGTAGCCATCGAGTCGGGTGTAGGTCTGGACGGGCCAGCCACCCCGGCAACCGCTCAGGCCGTGCTGGACCCGGCAGGCGCCGTGGCCGGTGTGACCATCCTGCAGGGTGGCGCAGACTATATCGCGGGTATGTCGGTCACAGTGCTGATGCAATCGGTGGACGGCAACGGATCGGGCGCAACGGCATCGGCTACACTGACCCACGGCAGCGTGACAGGTATCACGGTGACCGACCCGGGTAGCGGGTACACCCTACCACCATCGGTCACTATCCTCGGTCAACCGGTTGCCCCCGTGATGGCACTGAGCATCAGCCGTGACAGCGGGCACACCTGGAGCAGCGAGTATCCGCGCAGCATGGGTGGCCCGGGCGACTACCGGCAACGGCTGGTATGGCGGTCCCTTGGTCGAGCGCGAGACAGGGTGTTCCAATTACGCTGCTCCAGCCCATGCAAGCGGGTGGTCCTCGGGTACGTGGTACAACCAGTATGAGCCGCGCACCGGTAGAGGCACCCCTGAGACACATGGACCCCGCCAGCACGGTGACCAGCCCCCGATGGCTGCAATGGTTTCAGCAGACGTTCGACCGGGCTGTCACGGGGTTCAACGGTCGGTTTGGCGCCGTGATGCCGCAGGCCGGCGACTACTCTGCCGACCAGGTGACCGGCGCCGTACCGGATACACGCACGGTCAACGGCCATGCTCTCACAGCCGATGTGACCGTCACACTCGCTGACGTGGGCGGTGAGGCTGCCGGCGCGGTGGCAGCTCACCTCGGGGCATACCAGCACGATGACATCGCCCATACAAACCGAGCGGTACTGGACGCCGCACCGGATTTTACCGCGCTGCCGGTCCATGCCGACAACGCTGCTGCTCTGGCCGGTGGGCTGATTGCCAGTGTGCCATACCGGACGGCAACCGGCGTGCTGATGGTGGTGTATTAATAGCTTGCCACACGCTGTCACACGGTGTACAATGCCGTGCGACAAGGAGCCATGCCCCGTATGACCGATGAGCGAGTGAAACAGTTACAGGATGAGATACTTAAGATGCCGCAGGCCGAGGGGTCCGTGCGACATATTTTCATGCCTGGTATCTACATGCGGGAACTCACCATACCGGCAGGCGTAGTGAGTGTTGGTCATAATCACCGCTACAATCACATCAGTATGCTGACCAAGGGTCGTATCACCGTACTGAACAATGACGGTAGCCTGACCGAACTCGTAGCACCGTTTACCATGATCAGTTCCCCCGGCAAGAAATGTGCTTATTCTCACGATGAGGTAGTATGGGTTAACATCCACGCTGCACCATGCACGGATGTTGAGACAATGGAGCAACTACTTTACGACTGGTCGGACGCACCGGATCGTATCAAGGAGTTGCCCGACAATACGTCAAGTGATGATTACCAGCAGATGCTTATCGAATGGGGTCTTACCGAGGATGATGTACAAGCCGAAACCCAAGTTGATAACGTCGCACCGATGCCATACGGTATCCATAAATGCAAGGTGTCCGATTCCAAATTGCACGGTAAGGGTGTTTTTGCGACAGCGAACATATCGGACGGTGAGTTGATCGCCCCTGTGTTCATGGACGGTTTACGTACTCCAATTGGTCGTTACATGAACCATTCCGGTAACCCTAACGCTGTAGTGATCAAGGCACCCAATGGTGATAATTACCTCATGGCGACTCGCAACATACAGGGGTGCATGGGTGGAAATGACGGTGAAGAAATTACCACGAACTATAGAGAGACGCTTAGGCTCCTAGGGAGGACACCATGTCAGGTTGGGTAGCGGCAGCAGTAGCGGGTGCGGCAGTCGTGGGTGCTGGTGCTGCGGTATATTCGTCCAATCAGTCCAGTGCCGCAGCAGCCAATGCGACAGCCGGCAATAAAGCGGCAGCCGGTGACGCCACCGCCCTCCAGAAATACCAGTTCGACGTTCAGCAGGACAACATGCGCCCCTGGCTCACAGCCGGCACAGGGGCGGTCAACCAGCTAGCCAACCGCATGGGTGTAGATACCCAATCACTCAATACAGCGTACCAGAGACTTACGACCGCTGAGATAGACACCCTCAACAACCGTGGGTCGTATTCCACGGAGTCGTACTACGACCCGGGTACCCTACTCAAGTACGATCTGAGCAAGGAATGGTATCGTGGACCGGATGGCTCCATTGTTGATAAACCGGCAACCATGGTCACAACCCCCGGTATGAGTGTATCGGACCCGGGCAACCTGCTCAACACACCCACCTTCCAATTCGACCAGAGCAAGGTGCAGACGGACCCCGGGTACGCATTCCGAATGAAGCAGGGTGTGAACGCGATCACCGCAGCAGGAGCGGCGGGCGGCAACCTCGGCTCGGGCAACCTTGGCGTAGCCCTCCAGAACTACGGTCAGGAACTCGGTAGCCAGGAGTACGGCGCAGCTTACCAGCGGGCCTACGGGAGCCAGATGGACCAGTACAACTCCGGTCTGAACGCTCAGAATACCCTGTTCAACCGCCTGAGCGGGGTAGCCGGCACGGGGCAGACCGCAGCCGGTCAGATCGGTGCAGCCGGCATGGGGATGGCAAACAACGTGGGGCAGATTGCCACTCAGACAGCCGGCATGAACGGACAGATCGAGATGCAGAACGCGCAGCAGCAGGGCAACATGGTGGGTAACGTGCTCCAGACCGGCGTCAACGCCTACGGTGCCTACAACCAGAACCAGTTGTACCAGAACTACTTGAACGGTGGGGCAAACGGTCAGACCTACGGTCAGGCTGGTGGAAATATCAATAACGTAGACTTCGGCAGCTTCGGGGATACGTCCTCGATGAGCTGGTAGGAGGCCGCACAGTATGCAACCACTTGACTTCACCCCCATATCGAACGCCCCGCTGCAAGCCATGCAGGCAGCCGCCTACGGTGACGCGATGCAGGCCAACCGGCTGCAGAACCGACTGGCCGGTATGGCCGCCGCCGAGGACCAGCGCAAGAAGACGGTTGCCGGTCTGGTTGCCGGTGCGTTGTATGGTCCACAGCAGCAAGGCGGTGTGACCACCCCACAGCAGCCGGTCAACCAGTTGGCAGCCACACCGCAGCAGGCACCGAGCGGCATGGACCCGCTGGTAGCGTTCCAGCGTCAAGGCGATCCGCAGGCCGCTGCGCTGATGGGTGAGATGGCTCAGGTGCCGGGTGGTACGGCGCCAGTCAACCAGCTTGCGCCAGCGGCCCCGGCTCAGGCAGTCACACCGGGGGGTATGAACCCTGTCCAATTCCCCGGTAGTCCCGCAGCAGCCAAGGGTGGCAAGGTTGGACCCACCGCAGCGGCGACCGACTACACGGAACAGCGTGTCAGGCTGCGCGACCTGTACAACTCCGGTCAGATCACCGCTCAGGATGCTCACACCTACGACCAGCAGATCACCGCTGCCGAGACAGCACAGCGTGCCACCCGCACCGAACCCAAGATGGCGATGTACAAGGAACTGGCTGGCAAACTGGTAGCCGAGGGGAACAACGAGGGTTTCCAGGCGCTGTTCAAGCAGGCCCAGGACGATCCCGATGTCAAGGGCATGATACCGAATATCGGTGACATCACGATCACCGGCAAGGGTCAGACCGAGGTCACACGCCCGTTCACCACCCAGGAGCTTGCCAACGTCGCCGCAGCCAACCCGACACTCGGCATCAACCCCGAGGTACCCGGCCTGTTCAAGATGACAATGAAAGGCGGTAAGGTGGTCGGATGGGAACCCAAGGAGCCGCGTGACCCGATCAGCACGGAGGGCGCGTACCTCGATGGTCTCAAGGCTCAGTTAGCCGCCAAGAACCCCAAATGGTCACCTAAGCAGGTCGAGTTTGAAGCGGCCAAGCAGGTACGCGCCGAGAACGCCGCTGCACTCAAGGACAACAAGAAGTTCACATTCGATCTCAAGAACAGCGGCACTCAGCCGCCCGACTCATTCACCGCCTGGAGCAAGGAAGACAAGCAGTGGTGGTTTGAGAACAAGAAGGCTACCGGTGAGAAGCCCGACTTCGGATGGGGCAAGGAAGCCGGCAGGAGCCGTACTCAATTCGCCAAGGAGTATTCGCAATGGGCGCAGGGTAAAGGTATATCCGGTGCGGAGGCCGGCGCCGACACCCAATCGTTCAAGGCTGACGCCGGGTCGCTCAAATTCAACACCAAGCAGCTCGACGCATCCAGCAGTTTCGTTAGGACCATTGACAATAACATCGACCAGCTTGAGAAGCACATCACCACGATGTCCAAGACGCTCAATCTGGACCGCAACCGCATACTGAACATGGGCACCCGGGATTTCAACAAGAAGCTGGTCGGCGTAGCCAACATCAACATCTACGACATGTTGGTATCGGCTATCAGCACGGAGAACGCCAAGCTGCAGGCCGGTGGCGCTGGCTCGGTCGCACAGGTGTCGGAAGGTGCCCGTGTGGATATGGACAAGATACACGACAAGAACCTGCCCCTGAGCGAGATGATGAAGCTGATGGCAGCCACAAGGCAGGAGGGTGGCAACCGCATCAAGGCACTCAAGGATACCGGCGCCGAGATTAAGCAGCGCATGGCAGGCGGCAAGGAGCCAGCCGCACCCCCGCATATCGGTCAAGCGGCCAAGTGGATCACCAGCGACATGCACGGACGGTGGAGTGATGCTGGTCGCCAGGAGGCTGTCTACAAGAACCTCAAACGTCGCGGGTACGACGATGCCGAGATAGGCCAGGCATTCCAGAGGGCCAAGGGACTATGACGCACGCTGCCGATGCAGTCAAAGAGAACCATCGCCGGCTGGCTGAGTGTGAATATCACAGCTTCCATGACATCACGCCCGACAAGCCGCTGAACAAGAAATACCGCTGTAACCACTGCCAAGGTGAGATCGACAGTCAGGCATACTACTGGTTTATGAGAGGTCTAGCACAACACTAACCTGGAGGGGTGAAATGGATCAAACAGTAGGTTATTTTAGCGCGGGTGGGTCATCTGCAGTTGCGATTAAGCTAGCCATAGACCAGATACAGCGTGTCATGTACACACATATTGACGACCAACATCCTGATTCCATGCGATTCGTCAAAGACTGTGAACAATGGTTTGGGAAAGAGGTTGAGATATGGCAGTCGCCATTTAAGAGTGTTGATTCAGTATGCCGGTATAACTCATTCATTAGGTCGCGTCAAACTGGTGCAGTATGCACTAAACATTTGAAACGAACAGTACGTAAACAGTTTGAATACGAGAATGAAGGCAATCTGCGTATAGTGTGGGGTCTAGATTTCGATGAGAAAGATAGAGCATCCGACATAGTGTCGAATATGCCGAATCATGAACATCTATTCCCCCTCATTGATAGAGAAATGACAAAGGAACACGCTCACGCTGTTCTCGCTGCAAGCGGAATCAGACGACCAGCAATGTATGATCTAGGCTACCACAACAACAACTGTATCGGTTGCGTGAAGGGTGGTATGGGTTATTGGAATAAAATCAGGGTTGATTTTCCAGAAGTATTTGCATCCCGCGCAAAAATGGAAAGAGACATCGGTTTCCCGATAATCAAAAAAAATATATGGCTTGATGAACTTGACCCCGAACGCGGGCGACACGAACCAATGATTATGGGCGATTGCGGGATACTCTGCGAGTTAATAAGCATTTGAGGTGGTGACACATGGGAATCCTTGACGACCTGGCAGCCAAGCACGCCGCAGCGCCTCCAGCAGCCAGCAGCGGTGGGATACTCGATCAGCTTGCCGCGCAGCACGGTGGCACGGCGCCCGCAGGCCCACGCAAGACAGCCAGCGACTTCCTGGCCGACGAGGGTACGGCTGGCACCCGGGTACGCAATTGGGGTAAAGCTAAGGGTCAGTCACTCGGCACCCCGACACGCAAGGGTGTAGCTGACGCCGTGCGACCCATCCTTGAGGGTGGTGGAGCGGTTGCAGGCGGCATCGGCGGTGCGGCGGTCGGCGGCCTGACAGGAGGTGTGACCATCCCGCTGGTCGGCGCGATACCGGGTGCAACGGCTGGCACGGTAGCCGGCTCGGCTCTCGGCTATGCGACAGGCAACCAGCTTGCCGACATGATCGAGGGAGTACCGAACCGTACAGCCACACAACAGGTAGGCAAGACCGTCAACCAGCTTGCGACAGGCGCCGGTCTGGAGATGGGCGGTGCGCTACTTGCCAAGGGTGCCGGCGCACTGGTACAGGGCGGCAAGAACCTCATCCAGCGGGGCGCCCCGCTCAGTCCCGTCCGTAACCGTATCAACGCGGCCCAAGAGTTCGGTGACGCAGCCACAGGTGTCAATGGCAACTGGAAGACGACCGACCCGGGATTTGCTGAGCGCACCACCGTCACCGACAGTAACCGGCTGGCTCAGGTCAAGCAGGCCACCCGCAACCGCGACGACGCGCTGTTCAACCGTCTGAACGCCGACCGCCCGGGTCAGCGACCCCTCCAGTCGAGCGCCGGCCAGCGTGAGGGTGGTAAACTACTCGCCCTGGAGCAGAAGCAGCGGCTCAAGTACAAGACCCGGGGTACCAGCGACGGTGCCATGCCGTTCGATGAGCGGGTGAACCTCAACTCAGCCGTCAACGCCGATGCCGCTCTGACCCGCGTAGGCCGCCAGGTAGGTCGCGGTGAGGCTATGCCAGCCAGCGAGTACGCCAGCACGACCGGTGAGCGGATCGTCAAGTCGGTGCAGGAGTCGGAAGCTCAGGTGGCACCGGAGGTCAAGCGGCTATTCAACCAGCCCGAGTTCAAGTATGAGATGCCCCGAGCCGAGTTTGACGACGCCTTACAGACCACGCTCGATAGCAACCTGGACGAGACCGCACGCAAGGCCGTAGAGGGTGTGGCTACGTTCGCCAAGAATGCTGACAAGACGGCAGGGGGTCTCAAGTCGATCAAGGAGACCATTGACGGCAGGATCAGTCAGGCGATACAGTCAGGCGACCGGGCCGCTGCATCGGCATTGCAACGCGTCAAACAGGGTGTGTGGGATTCGTTTGAGGCAATGGGCAAGTCTGCCGAGGCGGGGGATGTGGCTATCCATGAGGGGCGTATCATATACCCGAGCAAGGTGCGCAGCCAGATGGCCACACTCGATGAGCGCATTGCAGCAGAGCAAGCAGCCGGCGCCAAGCCCGACTTGGTCGCTATGCGTGCTGACATGGGCACTCAACCGGGCATGATGAAGATGACCGGCGAGTCGGACGCCATGTACCAGGCTCGGTTGACAGCGGCGTATGAGAAGGCTGGTAAACCTGTGCCGACAGTCGGTGGCGCGGGGGCTGATGAGGGGATAGAGGTATGGCACGGGAGCCGACATCTTCATGAGGGTGGTTTATCTTTGGACCGTGCGGGGGAACAAGCAGGAGACTTAACCAATAACGGCTTTGTGTTCAGCACCAAGGACGTGGCAGAAAAATATAGATATTCAGGACTTTCAAGAGAAGAACTTGTAAAAATGTTTGGTGAACCTGACGTAAAAAAAATTGAGGGCAGAACCACGTTGTTACACGGGCGTCTTAATTTGAAAAACCCGCTTAAAGTAGATACTACCGGCTATGACTACGGGGCAAAACATTACACTGATGATAAGGGAAAGATACGCTCTAAAGCCCTTGTAGAGTACATTGAACAAATGAAAGCGGGGGGTCATGACGGGATAATCTTTACAAACGTAAAAGACACCCCCGGTGGAAAGGCAGACAGCACAGTATATTATATCAGTGACCCTAGTAAGTTCAAAAATGCAACGGACAAACCACCACAGTCACCCGCACTCACCGAACTGACCGCCCGTCGCCAGACACTCACCGACACCCTGACAGCCGCCCAACCAGCCGAGGATGTGGCAGCCAGCTATGCCAGCGCACGCCGGTACACCCGCGAGGAACAAAAAGACCGCTTCGCCCGGGACACCATCGCTGGCATACTCAAGAAGGGCGATCAGTACGGCGGTCTGAATACCCCGCTGGAGCAGATACCCGACAAGGTGTTCACACCCCGTGGCGCGTTTGAACTGGTCAGGGCCAAGATGCCGTATGTGCCGGCCACCGGACCCGTTGACCAGGCTGCCCGCATGACAGCCGGTCGGCAGGCAGCCGGCGAGCTAGTCTACCCGCACGTAGTCACACGGTTCACCAAGGCCGCTATCGAGCCGTCAACCGGCGTGATGAGCGTACCGGCAGCCGAGCGGTTCCTGGGAGACAATGCCGAGGTGCTGAATACTCTCGGTCTGACACGCGACGTGGAGCAGATCATCAAGGGTCAACTACCCAAGGCGATACGCGCCCACCTTGACGGCTTGGGTGTGGACTCCCTGCGTAATCCCACCATGTCGGCTCGCATGGCTATCAAATTCGCCAAGAAGCAGTTTGGTCCGAGCATCGGTAAGTATTTCGGCAGCACCCGGGCGGTGATGGATTGGGCGCATACTCTGGAAATATCGGAGCGCAGTAACGTGGTAGCCACACTCAGGGGTAGTAACACCGCTGAGAAGCTGGACCTGTTGGCGCTCGGCGACAAGGTATCCATGTTCGGCGCCGTACTAGCCAAGGCCGGCTGGCTGATGAACTCGGTCAAGGGGGCGGTCGGCGCGGTGGTCAAGAACCCCATGAAAGCAGCCGAGGGGCGAGTTGACCAGATCATCCAGGACGGTTTGCTGGACGGCAACGTAGCCGCCTCGCTGATGGAAATCTACCGCGCCAAACGCTACTCGGACATCAGCCAGCGTGCAGCCACCACACTCAAGCCGTATTTCATCCAGATGCTGGCCGATCCCGAGGGCACAGCGGCGGCAGGCGGTGCAGTGGTTGAGGGTGCCGCTGGAGCGTTGAGCGCGGTCACAGGCGGTAAATAGCTTGACATACGCCACGTAATATGCTCATATCCACACAGCCGCTCGGCAACGGGCCAGCGGCTCTCAACCCATACAGGCGGGTACCCCATGTCTCTGACAGTCCTCTGTCCCATGCCGCGCTTTGCCGAGTTCCTGTCGTCAGGTATGCCGGCTGCCGGCGCTCTACTCTACACCGCCCAACCGACCACTGTCGCTGGCCCCGGGCAAAGCTTCCCCAAATCAACATACACCGACGCCACCGGTCAGACGCC